CTATAGAATAGACGTTGACGGCTGTTAGGCGTTTTTTTCCTCTTGTCCGTTCCCAGAGCCCTCATTGGCTGGCACCCAATAAAACTCCTTGAGCAGTTCGGCCATTGCCAAATCGAGCGCGTGATACTCTGCGCCGCTCGACTCCTCCGCAAACTCGTCCTTGCTTAACTTGAAATCGGGGTTGTACTTTTTCAATACTACCCAAAAAAGTGTCGTTATATTTGTCGCGCTCTGGAAACTGGTTAGCATATCAAAAACCTCGCCCGTTTCCTTTTCATACCCTATCGCAACGGCCATATTATAACCCACGCGCAAACTCTTTCCCTTAAAACTGATACATTCTACCATAATAAAAAATTGTATAATTTAAAATTTACTCTAAATCCAGCTCCTTAATATCCCAGACATAATCGCTGGTTTGCTGATCGTAAAAATCCTGGGCGTCAAAACGGTTTCTAAAGGCTTTCACAGGCCCGCCGCCCATACCCCACGGGTCCTGCTTTACCACAACGTAAATTTTTGTCATATCCCGAAAAATAAAAAACGGGGGGCAATGCAATACTCTCGCACCACCTCCCGCGTATTATTAAGCAATTGACAACGCGCCGTCGCCGGTAAGGCTTACAGAATAGGTGCTGTTTGCCTTGTTGGCTGCGTTCAACGAAATCTCTGCAATCCAGGCGTTACCTGTTAAAGAGAATGTGTTGGTTGCGTCGGTTACTCGGTTCTGTGAGCCGCTGGTAGTTTCCAACTTGACAGTTACCTTTGAGCCGTTGATCAGACTGGTTGCCAAATCCTTGTATAGGTTGCCGCCAGTGTCTTGGCCAACAGCAAACAATGCGTCACAGCTTGCGCTCCAACTCTTACCTGTGATTTCCTGCTCGCTCCAGCCACCTGTTGAATCCTTGGTGCTGGTATCTTCGAGCGAGTTTGTAATGCTCAGGCTGCAGCTGGTAGCAAGTGCCACACACTTCTCGCCAACATAAAGGCGGAGGTTTTGACCCTTGATAATTTTCTTTGTTACTTCTGACATAATATTAAATAGTTTCTACGTCCCAGTGCAACTCCTGAAAATAACAGGGCTTTTGCGGGTCAATCTGCGGAGCGCTGGAGCTATAAGTAATCTGCACCACCTCAAACGGCAAACTCGACGAACTCCACGCGGCGGTTTTAATCGCGTTACGCACCTCTACCGTCAGGCTCACGAGGTCCTCGTAAGTGGTAGCGCAAACCGTCATATTAACGGGGCAGTTATCACTGTACTCGCCGTCCTCAGTTTCGTTTGGCTTAACTCCCTGCGGCATTACTACAATATACGGCACCTCGTCGGCCTCCTCGGCGTCCATCGGACGGCCTACTGGATAAATACGACCGCTTACGGCTGTCGAAATTGTCGTATTGTTACGCAAAACACCAACAAAAAACTTGCCTATTTTTTCACTCATCTCACCAAAACGTATTATTCTCTATTCTATTTTAACAATTCTCTGTTAGCTTTTCCTTTCCCCCAGTCGCCGCCCGGGCCAATTCAACCCGGACGGCCTGTATCGGGGTAAAAAGGGATTAAGCGTGGCGAACGTCGCCGTACTTGAAGCAACCCTCGCGGAGCACCTGTGCATCAACGTAAGCGTTCAAAACAATTCTGATAACGCCGCCGGTAGCAGTGCGAGAGTCGTCATAAATGCCAACCTCAATGCCAGACCAGGTACCTACAACGAGGTTTGACCAGTCGCCGTAAATGTAAGCGCCCTTTGTGGTGTTGGCAGAGTCCTTAACGTTAGCTGAAACAACAGCTGGAGTACCGTCTACGGTGCCGTTGGTGAGGGCACGTGGAGAACCGTTGCCGTTGGTGGCCATAGTGCGGAGTGTTGCCTTTGCCTTTGGAGACAAGAGGTACTTGCAGTTTGCGAGGTTCACGCAGTCATCTTCGAGGCCGCCCTCAATAGCAACAATCTTTGCAAAGGTGTTAGCATCAGCAAGTGTACGAACAGCTGGAGAGTCGAGGGTTGCGTCCCAGAACATACCCTTTGGCTGGGTTGTGGTTCCAGCAGCATAGCCAAACAATACAGCCTCGAGCTTGTCACCAACGGCCTTAATGAGGTCGTTCATAATAGCCTGCTCAGTGTTCTTGTTGTCCTGAAGCAAGAGCTGCTTTGACACGTCAACGAAAGCGGTGATACGCTTTGGCTTTAAGGTCACTGCTGAGAAAGCAGGAGTGCTTGCAGAAGCGTCAGTGATTTCGCCTTCGAATGAAACGGTGTTCTTGCCCATAATTGGCACCTTAACGTCGCCCTGTGGCAAACCAGGGAAGAAACGTACACCGAGCTCCTTGAGGGCTGTGGTAGTGTAAAGAGGAGCGAGGATATCCTGAATTTCCTCACCTACTACCTGGTCGTGAATACCTGCAACGGTTGCGCTGTTGGCTGTGTAGTTATTCACGGTAACGCTGCGCTGGTTGTTGCGTACAGCCTCACGGATCTGAGCAACGAGGCTCTTGTTCTCACGCTTAACAGCTGGGGTGTTGGCTGCCAACTGAGCCATTTCAACCTCACGCTTTACATTCTGATACTCGCGCTCTGTAGCGCCGTAGTTTTCGTCCTCTGCTGTCATACCAGCGAGGGTTGCTGAGAGCTCACGCATACGTGCCTCTGCAGCCTTGAAATTAAACTTTTCCATATATGTACTGTAAAAAATTATTTGTTCAAAAACATCACGTCCAACTCTCTCGCGCGGTCTGCGTCTTTCTTGGCCTTTTCTCTGAAAAGGCGGCGATACTCGCGCTCTTTTTCAATCTGGTCCAACTCCTCCTGACTTGGCTCGTCTTTCTCGCGTAGCATTACGTCCCACGCCTCACGACACGCTGCAGTGGTTGCTGGGTATGCGGGCGAACTCGCAACCGTAACCTCAAATATTGAGTCAAACTTGGTAATTGTTCGCTCGATAACTCCGTCCTCACCTCTTTTGTCCTCGTATTCATATTCGTTATCGTAAAAACTGAAACTCATTCCGGGCATATCGCCACGCTCAACACTTACGGCAATATCCTGGGCGGCGCTACTCTCGCCAAACTCAAACTTACACTTTACACCAACCTCGTCCTTTTCCAGCTGCAAAGTGCCAGAGCCGTCGGCGTGGTGGCGCGCTAATAGTTTCTCGCGATTATGGAAAGCAGTGCAGATAATATCGCTGCTGTCGAGCATTTCCTGACTCACTGCCTCAGGCTTGATATACTCGCGAAATACTCGCCCGTTGTCCCAATCGTACATCACAACAGAGGGCTCGTTAAATACTATGCAATAGCCCTCAAAACTCTTTACCTTACTCCCGCCCTCGGTCTCAATCTCTCTCACGATCGGCCGCTGCAGAGTGTGGTATAATTCCAGTCTTGTCTGTCCCATATATTTTTCTTTTTATTTCAATTTAGCCCCAGTCTGCGAGGCATCAGCCTCGCACCCTGCTTTCGTTATCGTTTTCGTTTTCGTTTTCGTTTATTAAGGCACCACCTCAATACCTCCCCCAAACCCTCGCACGGGTTTACTCCTGAATTTCACGCGCAGTTATCTGTATTTCATCATCCTCATAACTGCCATTAAAGCTGTCTATCTCATACACTTTGTCCCCAATCCTCAGGCGGCAATCACGGGTTAACGTGCTCCTCCAGCGGGTGCGCACCATAATGCTGTCGTAAGCGTCCATAACGCCCTCGCGCATAGCTTTAGCACCTTTGCTCCAGGTTACGTTGGCCCAGATTGGCCCGTGCTCAACCCACGCCTTTGCTACGCGCCCATACTCGCCGTCCTGCATACCGCCTACACGGTAGTATATTTTCTTGTTCAGAATATCGCTACTGTATGCCATCTCGTTATCGCTTATAGTGGAACAGTTCAACGTATGGTCTCAGCAGCTTGTCGAGGTTGCCGTTGCTGTAGGTCTGGAACTTGTCGTTGTTGCCTCTGTGTATGTAAAAATCATTGGCCACGATAAGACACGCGTGCTTCACTGGAGCAGGTATATCGCCCCACTGCTCGGCCAGACTGCTCCAGTCTCTGCGCAACATATTTTGCACAGTCTGCTCGGCTATCTCCAGCAGGTTCTGCAGCTCGTTGTCGGTTGCCACGTCTGCATCGATATGGCTGTTAGTTCTAAATTCTGCTACTGTGCAAATCATACGGCGCCTCCTTTCTCATTTTCAATCTTTATTTTTTCGGTCTCAGCCTTGATTTTCTTTGTCTCGGCCTTTTCCTTTTCAGACTGCATACAAAGGCTGTGACGCTCAAAACGAAATCTTACTTTGCCCATATCGTACTCGTTCAACAGCTTGCTGTTAAACTCCTCCTCCAACTCCTGCAACATTGGCTCAATTGTCAGCTTTTCAAAACTCAACCACGCATCGTCCACGCTCTTATACACGGCGTTGGTGCTGCTCATCATCAGAGGCAACGGCACGCCAAAGTGTCTCGCAATACTCTCAACCATCTTGCCACGCTGAAGGTCTAACTGCAAATCTTGGAAACTCTGGGTAATTGGTGTAATCTCTCCAGCGCTCGGATCGTAAGCAAACTGAGCGCCCTGATTAAACTGATCTTGCAAATTGCCGGCGGTCAGCTCCATTTGCTCATCGTCGAAACCGCTCAGACCGCTTAACTGCGCCCCTGCGCTTTCTTGCTTGATAATCGCACGGAAAGTGCCGCCTCTGTCGTAAACTTCCTGACAGAGTTTGTCAATGGTTCCAGACAATTTCGCATCGCTCTTGGCCAACTCAAACACGGCTAAACCGCCAGGAGTCTTGGCTGTGCTTAACCCACGAATAATCAGCAAATCGCGCTGGCTCACATTCACGGCAAATAAATTAAATAGCGGGTTCTCTATCTGGTATAAATCGCCTGTCGTATCTACGCTTGCAACCTTGACAGGTATAAACTGCTCTACTCTGCCGCCTACCTTGACAATATACAGAGCGGCCTGCCCGTACATATCTCCAAACACACGCAACTGCTCAAAAGCCTGCTTTGCGTTCTGCTTTTTATTTGGTCTGTACTTCAGCAGCCAGTTAAGGTGGCGGTATTCCTCCGAACCTTTATTAAATTCCTCCCAACTGTCAGTGGCCTTAACGTAACGCTCATAACTGCACTTAGCCGTAGCAAAAGCTGTCGCTCTCAATGTTACGGCCCTGTTAACGGCGCTTATCTTCAACTGGTCCTCTACGCAACCAAAACCGAACAGACTGCCCGGCACTATTACGCCAGCAGGTTGCCTATAAGTCGCAACCACAGCCTCGCGCTTTCTAAATGGATTTTTCCAAAACTTTGCCATATATTTCTCTGTTATCTATTATCTATTCTCTTTGCCCCTGTCCTGCGAGGATCACCTCGCAGCCAGCTCTACACTAACCATCCCAACTTGCGCCAAAGGTAAACCGCCACGCCACCAGCCAACAACAGCACCACAAGCACACCGATCAGCCACCACCCCCAACCGGGCATAACGCTTACCTTGTCCTTTGTCTGCTCCTCAACATCGGCCTTGACTCTCACTGTGTCCCTGACCATCACGACCTCGACACTCCCCTGGCTCTTGTCGGCCTTAACCTCGCTCCGACTACCAGCGCCCCAGTTAATCAGTTCAATAAGACGGCCCAGACTGTCGTATTTCTCAACCGTTGCAAACTGCCACACACTATCGCGCTGCACAATAATCTCGCGCACAGTGTCAACTCGCGCGCGCTCAACAGTCACAACCCGCACACTATCCACGTGCACCTCTCGCTCCAACTGCTCAACGTGCTTACATCCGCACATCAACGCCAGCGCAACCAGCACCACAGCCGACACACCAATACCGACCAGCACCCGCAACGTCATACCCCACAGAGCCCTGCAGCTCTCGTCCGGGTACTCGCACCAACTCTCGCGCATATCGTCCCAAATACTCATAACCTTTCGTTTTCGTTCTGGTTTTCGTTTTCGTTTTCGTTTACGTTACAACGCCACCGTTTGCGAGGCATCAGCCTCGCACCCTCCACTCGGCCTCACAAAACACTCCCTCTTCGCCTTCAGTATAGCCCTATACAAACCATACCCAACAATCTTCTCCAGAGTGCCCACACTCTCAGTCCGCAGCAAATGCTCATCAACCCTCACCACAAACTCAGCAGTACCATCCTCCTGGTACCTCACTTCCCAAGCTTCATTCTTCATACTATTTCTTCGTCTAAGTTTTTATTCCAAAATTGCCAGAAGGACCAGCCAATCACCTCTCTGAACAAATCGTCTGATAATACATCAAAGACCATTTCTATTCCATTGCTGTTCTCCTTCAATTCAGTCACTCTTATTGGCCTGTCGTAAAAATAGAACTCCTGACCAACCACTATTTGTCTCGGTGTCATATCCGTCTTTTTTAAGCCCCAGTCTGCGAGGCATCAGCCTCGCACCCTCTTTTCGTTTTCGTTCTCGTTTTCGTTACTTCTTCAGCGCGCTCTCAATCCCGTCCTGCACCATGCCGCCTATCTTATTAGCCAGCTCCGTGCTGCCATGCTTGAAATACATCGCCACACCAAAAATGCCAGCAGCATACAGTAACGCCGTACCAAACCCGGTCAGCACGCCAGCACTTATATCGCCAACCTCACCCAGAAACAGGCCCAGGAACAACAGCACCCAACCCAGTCCGAAACTAATACAGGCAGTAATAATCGCCGCCTTTTCTTTCACACTAATACCAGCCCAGCTCCCGCTCGCTGGCTTTACTTTATTCTTCTCCACTTGCGCAAATCATTTTATACCCATCCCCCCAAACGCCCCCAAAGGTTTACCACCCGCCAGCACCCCGCAGGTTGCGCCAACGACCTCGGCCTACGCCCCCATACCCGTGCGCGGACTGTTCACCCGCGCGAGGACGGAAGCCAAAACGGGCACGCCCCCTGGAACCGCTGCGGCAACGGCGAAACGGCCACTTTTTTACAAACAATTTAAAAACTTAAAACTATGCAAAAAGAAGA